AGTTTAAACGTTGATGAGCAAATGATGATAGCATTATATGACCAGTTTAATATCTTTTTAAATTATCTTGTAAATAAATTTACAAAATCGTTTAAATTTAAATTTACTTTTGAAGGTACACAATTCTTCTTAAATAGACAACAAAGATTAGAAGCAGTAATGCAGTTGTTTAATGTTGGAATTATTTTACCTCAAAAAATTAGTGCGGCGATTGGAATGAAACCCCATCATCTCAGAAAACAAATGGAAGAAGCAAAAGCAACTGGCTTCATGGATTTGCTTTCTCCTCCTGCTCTCGAAGGTCAAAAACAAATAGCAGAAATAACTGGTAAACAGCAAATGGATTTAGCTGAACAAACCGCTAAAAATCAAGAAAAGATTGCAGAAAAACAAGCTAAATTAAATCCAAAACCTGTGGTTCCTGCGATTAAACCTCCCCCCGAAAAAGAAGGGAAAACTACTGCTACGGGACAACCTGCACAAGCGGGTAGACCAACAAAGTCCGTATCAGAAATCAGCGAAGAGACTGAGCAGACAAGAACGGAAGGTACTAATATTTCTCGTGGAGGAAAAATTAATTAATTAAAAATGGGTAAATAGAAATTGACTTATAAACAATTTCGAAAAACGTTCCTTAGCGTCTTTTACCCATTAAAAATATAAGGAATCGTTTTTAAGGAGACGAAGATGAGCAGACATATAAAAGATTTAACTGGACAAAGATTCGGCAAGTTGATTGCAAATCATCAATCCGGAAGAACAAAAACAAAACAAATTATTTGGAATTGCGTATGTGATTGTGGAAAAGAAATAGAGGTTCGGTCCACAGATTTATCAAGCGGACATACTAAATCTTGCGGGTGTTATAATATAGAAAAAATAAGCGAAAGAAGTTTAAAAAACTTAATCGGAAAAAGATTTGGAAAATTAGTTATAAATTATCAATCCGGAAGAACGGAAAAAAAACAAGTTATTTGGAATTGTATATGTGATTGTGGTAATATGATTAATATAAAATCCACATATCTTTTGAACGGAGATACAAAATCCTGCGGATGTCTCTCAGAATCACTTATTGCCCACGAGTTAAAAAAATATTTTGTAGAAAATAATAATGCTAAAATAGAGTATAAAATTTTAAAGAATCCGGATACAGGTTGTTGGCTTCCTTATGATATTTATATTCCCAATGGAAAAAATCTATTAGTCAATGGTGTATATATTGAAATAAACGGAGAGCAACATTACACTCTAAATAAATGGCATGAACGACAAGCAATAAATAAAAAAACAAGTTCGGCAATAGAATTCGAATATCAAAAAGAAAAAGATAAACTAAAAAAGAAATTTGCCAAAAAAAACGGAATATATATAGAAATCGATTTAAGTAAAATAAAAACAATTAAAGAAGCAATAATTTTTATTGAAGAAAATCTCTGAATCTATGAAGATAGTTAGAAATAAACAGAGAGAGGAGGTAAAATATGACATTAATCAATGAAAGTTTAAGAAACGCATTATGTGAGCAAATTGGGCATGAATTTTACAACGCAAATCTTTACATATATTTTTGTGCGTTTCTTAGAAATAAAGGTTTGGACAATCTCGCAAAGCTTTTCGAAGGACAACACGAAGAAGAGACGGGTCATGGTAAAGAATTTGTAAGTTTACTCACCGATTTGAATGCAGATGTATTTATTCCTGAAATCGATGAAATAAATATTCAAATTATTTCCATTGTTAGTTTAGCGCAACTTTATTTAGATAGAGAAATACTCACAACAACAAGTCTCGGGGAAATTCTTAAACTAGCAATAGATGATAATAACTATGTGGTTGAACAAAAAATGCGTGAAATGATTGCTAAACAACAAAAAGAATACGAAGAAGCTACTACTTTTCTAGATAACGCTATTCTTTGTGGAGATGATTGGTGGAAAGTAAAAGTTTGGAGCGATTCTTTAGGATAATATTATGATAACCGGAATATATTGCATAGAAAATATTATAAATAATAAAAAATATATTGGAAGAGCAATAAATATAAATAAAAGATTCTGGAAACATAGAAGTTATTTAAGAGCCGACATACATCCAAATAGACATCTTCAAAATTCATGGAACAAATATGGAGAAAACAATTTTTCTTTTTCTATAATAGAAAAATGTGATAAAAATATATTATCAGAAAGAGAAATATTCTATATATCCTTATTTGACACTAGAAGTTTTGGTTATAATATGACAGACGGCGGAGAGGGGATTCTAGGTTATAAACCTTCCGAAGAACAATTAAAGAGGATGTCGGAACTTCAAAAAGGAAAACGACATACCGAAGAAACCAAAAAGAAAATATCAGAAGCTAATAAAGGAAGAGTTGTTTCCGATGAAACAAGAAAAAAATTAGCTGAAGCTAGTACAGGAAGAATTTTTTCGGAGGAAACAAGAGAAAAATTATCTAAAATAGGAAAAAATAAAACAATGTCTGTTGAATCTAGAGAAAAGATATCTAACGCTGGAAAAGGAAGAATTTCTTGGAATAAAGGTAAAAAAGCATCAGACAAAACAAAAAAGAAAATGTCTGATGCTCATAAAGGAAAAAATCATCATTTTTATGGAAAACATCATTCGGAAGAAAGTAAAAAGAAAATATCAGAAGGAAAAAAAGGAAAAGTTCCTTGGAATAAAGGTAAAAAATTTCCCAAGGAGGATAAACATATGTCATGATTACTAATGTTGAAATAATTCAAGATAAGTACGTTTGTAATAAAAGAATTGCGGAATATTTAATGTTTAAATGCAATCTTCCGCTCTTGGGGTTTGACAAAACCTGCTACTATTTTGCTAATACTGAAAAATTAAAAGAGGCAATAAAAAATATACCCTTGGGTTTAAAAATATTGTCTATCATAACAGAATGGATATAATAAAAATATTAATAAGATATTAGAAGAAGTTTTATTCTTCCGTATCTGAGAGGAGGTTAAATTTGATAAAAAAAATTAGTTTCGCTATTGAAAACGCCGAAATGATACAGGAAAATCCCGATTCAAAGTTTGCATTGCTCTCTCTTGATTTTTTTGCTTCAGGAGATAATCTTCATGATATGTATGTCTCTGAGGAAACATTGCTGCGTACAGCAGATACTATCAAAAACTGTCCTCTTGTTTGGAAGTATGATAAAGCTCTCAACGATGCTTGGACCCATGACGAAGAAGAAAGCCCTTGCGGTTTTGTACCAGAAAGTTCTACAATTACAAGCAAAAAACTGGATGACGGAAGAACAATGTTGTCAGCTATAGCTTATGTGTGGAAAAGATATACTGGTCCATTATTAAGTTTCTTCAAACGAGATGGCGGTAAAAAACCTGTTAGCGTAGAAATGAGCGTATATGAAACTCAACCAAAAGGGGATAAGACCGAGCTTCTTGATTTTAGATATGAAGGTATAACTGTTTTAGGAAGTTATGTTACTCCCGCTATACCTTTAGCCAATGCTACTGTTTTGTCTTTTGCGGAAGAATATGAAAAAGATTTAGAAAAAGAATTTTCTTTTACTGAAATTATAATTCCTATCAAAATAAGAGATAATGCAGAAAAAGGTCTTGAAATTCGTAAAGAGGAGGGAGGCGGTACATCTACAAGTGTCGCTTTTGCTCGTTATTTGACTAAAAATAAAATAATAACTCCCGAAAAAGTAAAAGAAATCAATAATTATTTTTCCACACACCAAAACAATGAAACCGTTGATTGGTTACTTTGGGGTGGAGATTATGGTAAGGAATGGGCAGGAAAAATGGCAGAAAAAATTAATAACAATGAAATTGTTACATTCCCTTATAAGTCAAAAACAGATATAAATCCAGCCTTAAAGGGAATAGACCCTCCAATTTCTCTTGCTCAAGCTAACGCAATTGCTAGACAAGCAGATTCAATCGGTGTAGACAAAGAGAAAAACGGTTGGGCTATTGCAATTAGTTCGTTTAGAAAAACTCATCATGTAGAAGACGGAAAATGGGTTAAGAATGTTGGCAGTACAGCTAAAGCTTCAGAAGATTCTGATAATTCCGATTTAAAAGATTGGGAATATTGGGAAGAGATTGTTGAAGAGGATTTTGCTGCCGAAGATATGGGTAAGGGTGAAGCAATACAAGTTAATAAGTCGGAAGACGCAGTTTCAAATACCGCATGGGGGAGTGTTGATAAAACCTCGCTAATGCACAAAGTTTTAAAAGCTTCTAATTATAAATCCCTTGTCCATGATGTATATTTGGTTGTTGATTCGGGTTGGGAAGAGCACCCAAGTTCGAGTTTACATTATCCCGTTATGCAAATAGTGGATGGGAAAGCGGTTTATAACAGAAGTGGATTATCTGCTGCTCTAGGTAGAGCACAAGGTCAAAATGAAACTGGTGTTGTAAGCAAATTGAATGGTCTCTATAAAAAATTGGGACTAGGAGAAAGCAATACTGTAAAAGCGTCTGCGGACGATACAGAAGATTTTGTTAAGGAGGAAACTATGACTGAAGAAGAAAGAATTGCTGCTGAAAAAGCAGAAGCAGAAGCAAAAGCTAAGGCGGAAGCAGATGCAAAATTTGCTGCTGAAGAAGCAGAAGCAAAAGCTAAAGCAGAAGCAGATGCAAAATTTGCTGCTGAAGAAGCAGAAGCAAAAGCTAAAGTAGAAGCAGATGCAAAAATGGCTGCCGATTCAAAGGTTGCTGCTGAAAAAGCAATAGCCGAGAAGATGGCTGCCGAGGAAGAAGCAAAAGCTAAAGCAGAAGCAGAAGCAAAGAAAAAGTTGGAAGAGGAAAAGAACAAGAAGAAATTCGAATTCCCACTTGAAAAAATGCAAGAAATGTTCTCCGATGATGACGACGAAGATGATGTGAAAATGGCTAAGGCAGAGATTGCTAAAGGCAAAGAAGCAGATTTCGGAATCGTTATGCAGGGCGCATATGCCAAGATGTGCAAAATGGCTAAGGTTATTGAAAAAATGACCGAGGACAAAAAGGCATATATGGCAGAAAACGAAGAACTGAAAAAGTTCAAAGTAGACTTAGAGGGTCAACAGAAAGAGTTTGCAGTTAATGAAACTTTAAGAGACCTTTCGGTGTCTGTTTATCTTCCCGACGATGTTAAAGCAGAAATGAGGGCTGATGCCGAAAATTATACTTTAGCAAATATCGAAGCGTGGAAGAATGCTTGTAAAGCAAAATCCTTCGATTTTGCAATTAGAATGCCCCAAAACAAGGGTGTTATAGAGGTTGGACTACCTTTTGGTGGTTCAACAAAGAAACCAAAAAGCCTGTGGGATTAATACCAAGGCAAATATCAATTTTATTTAAAAACAGGAGGTTTTTATTATGGCTTATCACAGTGTTTTAATTCCATCAGCAATTGCAGCAATGAATATCGATTCTTTAAACAGAAGCGTTATGAGTGCGTCCGCAGTTGATAATGGTAATGTTTTTACAATGGGTGCGGAGTACACTTCGGGTAGTTTAACAGAAGTTTTCGCAATCACCCAACCAGCCGCAGGTTCAGCCGCAGGTTTATGGATGGCATATTCTGGCGACGAAATCGTTGTTACCGCTGCAAAATATAAGGGCATTGACCCTGACCCACGTAATTTCTTCAATGCGGCAGGCACAGTATTTTCTGCCTTCAAGCCTCAAATTGGAGATATTATCGTGCTTACAGCCGATGCGTTTTCAAATTCATTCTCTAGCAGCACTTATGCTGTTAATACAGGAAGTGAATTCAGGTTGCATTGGGAAACGGCTGCAGCTTCGTCTGGTCTATGCTATAAATATATTGGTACAACATATATTTCCCTTGCAACAGGCGCTATTGACGACCAACGTGAAACAGCTTACAAGCTAGAATGCACCCAAATATAATTTTGGAAAAAAGGAGATATATATACTATGAAAATCCCAAATCAAGTACTTTCATTCGCAGGTGAACAGAACTTAACTGTTTACAAAATGTTCGTTGATTATTGGAACCATTATCGTGCTCTTAACGGTGCGAAAAATGTAGAATACCAACAGAACACAGTTACACCCGAAGGCGCTGTTGTTCCTCTTACCTTTTCAGAGAAAGAAGAAAAACTAAACGCAGCTTTAAAACGTGAAATTTTACGTGTAGCAGGGGTTCAAAATTTTGACCAGTTCTCTATCGAGACTTGGGCAAATCACCCCTCTTTAAAGTGGGCAACCTTCGCTGTTATTTCCGCCGTTATCGATATGATTCTTCCAGAAACCATCATTGACAGCATTGGAATTTATTCCGATGTTCGTACAATCGGTTGGGGAGACTCGGCATCATTTGATGTAAGTCCTCGTGACTTATTCATCGTTTCTAAAGCAGGTCGTAGCAAGAGAACAACCGAACTGCACAAGCAATTCAAAGGTCAGATTACCGTTATACCAGAGCCTCGTGAAATGACAGTATTTGTGTCATTAATGAAAGTTTTGGCAGGAAAAGAATCTTTGGCAGACTTTGTTATGAAGATGGTACGTTCATTCGAGACAGCTTTGGCTGTTGACGTGTACAATGCTTTCTATACAGCAATGGATGCTATTGATAGCACCGCTGATACTGGTTTGCTTGTAGCCGGATATACTCAATCCGAGTTTGTTCGTCTTTCACAGACCGTTGCTGCATGGAACGGTGGTTCAAAAGCTGTTGCTATCGGTACTCAACGTGCTTTGGCAAGCATTTTACCATCGAACGCCAACTATCGCTATGATTTCCAGAGCGAGTACGTAAAGGTTGGTTATCTACGTGACTTCCAAGGAACCGATATTATGGTACTCCCTCAGGTAGCTGATTGGCAGACCCCATTCGGTTTGAAACTCTCAGATTCTCGTATCTGGCTTGTTTCACCTTCGTCACAGAAAATCATCAAGGTTGTTTTGGAAGGTAATGTACTTTCATACACCAGCGATGTATATGCAAACGCTAACTTAGTTCAAACTTCAACTTTAATCAAGAGTTGGGGTACAGCCGTTGCTACAAATGCAGTTGCTGCAACTATTCAATTAGCATAATAATAATCTATTATAGAAGGGGCAAGGAGACTTGCCCCTTTCCTAAAAAATATTAAGGAGAAAAATGAACACAAAAACAACTAAAGCGCTTTCAGCCGACGAAAAAAAAGAAGTCGAAGAATTGAAAGCCAGATTAGCAGAACTAGAATCCTCCGATTCCGAAAAACCGGGAAAGGAACAGCGTATACAAGCTGAGAGAAGTAGAGTTTTGCTAGATGATTATGTCCCTGTTATGAGCCTTTTGCCTTACAAATTAAATTTGTCAACCAAGGAAGGTGGACAGGGAGATGTCAAGAAATTTACTAAATTTGGAGAAGTGAAAAACATTCTTTATAAAGATTTAGTAGATATCATAGAAGTTGACCGTAGTTTCATGGAGGCTGGATATTTTTATATCCTTGACCCCCTAGTTATACGCCAGCATGGACTGGATGAAACTTACTCCAAAATATTAACAAAGGAAAAAATAGACGAAATACTAAATAATGTAAACACAGAATACTGTATCGACCTTTATAATTCAGCCAACCCGGAACAACAGAGAGTAATTGTACAATTGCTCATTGAGAAGATAAAGACTGACCCCTCTTCTGTAAACTTGTACACGGTAGATAGAATCTCTAGATTATCGAAAATCGATATTACAAATAGAGCGGAAGACGAAAAGCTTTTGACAAAGGAATTGGCTGAACAAAATCAATAATAACAACAATAAAAAGGAGGTCAAATGGGTACTTCTTTAAGTGAGGTGTACGACTTTTTTATGATGACCGTCACAGATTATCGTTTAATAGACCTCTTTAACACATCGGTTCCAGATTTTGAAAATTATCTACAAGCGTGGTTAGATTATGCGATTGTAGATTTTTATGTGTGTGACCAAGATTTAAATTATGATGATACAACAAAAGAATTCCCCGCTGTTTTAAGCAGGGATAACAAAGTTATATTAGCCACTTTAATGATGAAATATTGGTTACAAAAAGCTGTAAATGATGTTACGCAATTTAATCTGCATATTACTGATAGAGACTTTAAAGTTGCTTCTGAAGCACAAAATCTAAGAGAAAAAACGAACCACTTGAATATGGTAAAAGAGCAATGCTCTCAACTATTACAAGATTATGCTTACAAGAAAAACGATTGGACCGACTGGTATAATCAAGAGTTTAGGGGAATGGTATAATGGATGCGCTGATTTCTCTAAACAAACCCGGAATTTATGCTATCGAGAATATTCTAAATCACAATATTTATATAGGACAAGCGTCCAATATAAGAAAAAGAAAAAATTTACATTTTCACAAACTAGCGAAAAATAAACATGAAAATTCTCATTTACAAAATTCCTTCAAAAAATATGGTGAAAAAAATTTTATATTCAAAATTCTACTTTATTGTGAAATTCCTGAATTAACTTATTATGAACAATCAATAGTAAACACTTTTAATCCTAATTCTTTATATAATATTAGATTAGAATGTGTTAATAGTCCCGTTGGAACTAAATTTTCCGAAGAGCGTCGAAATAAAGCAAGAGAATCTAGTAAAGGAAATAAAAATATGCTAGGTAAACATCATTCCGAAGAAAGTAAAAGGAAAATGAGTGAAAGCAGAAAAGGAAAAGTTTTTTCTAAAGAGCATAGGGAAAATATGGGAAAAGCCAAAAAAGGAATTCATTCTGGCAAAAACAACCCTATGTACGGGAAAACAGGAAAAGAAAATCCTTTCTATGGAAAAAATCATTCACAAGAAACCATAAAGATGATATCACAAGCTAAAAAAGAGTATTGGAAAAAAAGAAAAGAGGGGGTGTAAAATGGCTTATGAATATAAACACATTCCCGCCTCCATATATGCTGGAGCAAAAAAAGGAACTACTCCGAAAGACCAATATATCGAATTATTCCAAGAAACTCTTAATGAGCAATTCTATAATTCATCAGATTGGTGGACTATCGAAGAGGAAACTAGCATAGGTTCTGCAACATACCAAAACATAGATGTACGTGTAAACCATGTCATTAATGCCGAAACAGGTCTTAAGCTCGGGGATGATTGGAAAACAGTACTATTTCCTGATTTAAATCATCAACTTGATTTAGGAAGACGTTATAAGTTTAACGATAGTACATGGTTAATAATAAACATTGAAGTAATTAAGAATATTGCTGCAACATGTACCATTCGAAGATGCAATAACACTCTTAGATGGATTGATGAATCAACAGGAATTTATTATGAAGAACCCTGTGCTATTGAATATGAAGTAAAAGAACCTAGAGATTATATCACACAGGGTTCTCCTTTCCCGACTCCGGGTGGATTTTTAAAAATCTATACTCAATTAAATGATAACACTGGAAAAGTAAATGAAAACCAGAGATTTTTATTCGGAAATCCGGGGCACTGGACTTGTTATAAAGTAACAGGAACTGGTATAAACGATTTCACAAATGTAATAACATATGATAACAATAGTGCCCATATACTAACATTAGATATGAGTGCTAATTTTGTTAACGACGAACTAGATGATACCATTAATGGTATATGTGATGTTCATACAAATGTTTATAGAGTTACTTTGAGTAGCGGAAGTATATCAGGTTCTCCAACAGGAACCATGCAATTAAATGCAAGCATTATCTATAACGGGAATAGTGTTACAAGGGCAATGCAATGGGTAAGCTCTAACCCAACAATAGCTTCTGTTAGTGGAAGCAGCGGAAGTGCTCTTATTACTTTTAATACAAACGGAAATTGTACAATAACAGCATCCGTTTATGGTAATCCAGCAAGTGATACTTGTTGGATAACTGTCAGTGCTAGCCCAACAGTAAACAGGGAAATATTAATTAGCCCAAGCACAAATTATATCTTGGAAGGAAGCAATAGAACATATTCCGTTTATTTATATGAAGACGGTGCTAAATCATCTGGTTCATTTGTTATTACATGTAGTGGTAGCAATGTTCCTTCTAGCAGTTATACTTTTGTTCAAACTGATGGGAATCACTTTAAAGTTACAAATATACTAAAAGACTTAACATCTCACCTGACGGTACAATGCACAACTGGTTCTGTTGTAGCTCCAAAAGCGTTTGATATCTATCTGCGTGGGGCATGGCAGTTTGATACCGCATAAAGGAGAAACATATGACCGAAGTATTAACACAAGAGATTGGTACGATAGCCTACAATAATTTTCAGCATTTTAGTTTATTATCATACAATTGTATAAAATACATGATGGATAATAACGAACTTGTTTGGAAATTACTAAAATATACTAGCCCGGACGCTTGGAGTAAACCAGATTTAACCCAAGAAGAAAAAGGGGCTTTGATATATGCTGGACAACAGGATAGTTCAAAATATAATGTATTCATGGATGGAAAACAACCGGACGTTTTAGTAAATGAAATAACTATGGTTAGAATAATGCCACAGTATGCAGTAGGTCAAAATCGCACAATTGGTGTTATAGAGATAAGCATGGAAGTGTTTTCTCATTATAAAATAAATCATATGTCTAATTATACAACTAGAATTGATACAATTGCAGGAGAACTTCTTGCATTATTTAATGGTGTAAACGTAGGTACATTAGGTTTGATGGCTATCGATAGAATGATTGACCAGAGTTCTAGGCTGTTTCAGGCGGGTCAAATACCGTTCGGCGGTAAACAAATAATATTCGCAACTTACTCGGCATAAAAAAATGGACATTTTATATTATACTGTTTATGATTTACCTGTACCATATAGAAACATAAAAATATATCCGGTAACAGTAAAAGATTATTTGCTTTTTAATATTTATTCACAATGTTTGACTATAGATAAAAATAGTATTCCAGACCCTAAAATAATATCAATGACTTATCTGGAATATATCTTTCGTACTACCGAGGAAAATCCTATAGATTATCCTTATTTAATATGGTTCGATAGATTACTTCAAATGTGCCTTAAGGATGATAAAACATTTGAAAAAATAGAAGAAAGCATAAAAAGATATAAATATGATAAAAAGGGAAAACCCTATTTTACCATAGGTGATGAAACATATACCCCGGATGATTTTGATAAAATTAAAGAAATAATAGCAGAACAGAATCTAGTAGAGTTGATAGATGAAAATATATCAAAAGAAGTTAGAGATTCTTTAGAGGAAGCCAGAGCATTTAAAAGAAAATTATCTGGCGAGAAGACCGCATCCGTAGAGGATTATATAATCGCTCTTTCAATTACGACAGGGTTTGCTCTAGATTATATATACTCTTTAACAATAAGAAAATTCATAAAAAGCATAAGAAGAATGGATAATCTTATACACTATAAAATCTATTTGGCTTCATCAATGTCGGGGATGGTTGAGTTTAAAGATAAATCGTTTATTAAACATTGGTTAACAAGTTTAGACGATGAAAATAAGTACGAAGATGTTACTGTGGACTTGCAGGAAATGCAAGATAAAGTATCATTTGAAAGTGCTAAAAAATAGCATTTATTAAAAAATCAGGAGGTTTAAATTATGGCAATTAAAAAGTTTTTGACAAGTGTCGCTGACGTTTACGGTTATGACAATGACGACAATCTGCTTTTCGTAGCAAAGACACTGTTAGACAGTTCTATTGAAGTTTCTCTAGGTTCAGCGCCTGTACGTGGCGGACGTGGTAACCAGTTACTTTATACTTACTATCACACTGCGGAAATGAAGTTTAACTTAACAGAAGCACAATGGAACTTAGAGTTATTGGGAGCAACGGTTGGTACTGATTATCAACTTGGTAATTATTATGTACAAGAAACAGTACCAGTTACAACTAGTTCTGGTTCTGTTAGCGGAACACCGTTAGCTTTCACAGGTACTACCCTCTATGGTTGGGCAACTTCTCCTTTGGGTGTTACTCAACGAATTACGTTTTCGAGTGGTTCAGTACCAAGCTTTACTGTTACCGGGGCTGAAACAAGCGGAAACTGGTGTGTACGTTACTATACCGCAAATCTTAGCGCAGGTAAGAGTATTACTATCAAAGCAAGTATGATTCCTCAAGTACTAAAATTGGTTATGGAAACTCAGTTGAATTCTGCTGATGTTACCACAAACAAAATTGGTATGGTACAAATTATTGTACCAAGAGCACAGTTATCGGGTGCTTTCACGATTTCAATGAAAGCGGATGGTGTATCTAATACTCCTTTAACTGGTACGGCTCTTTCCTATACTCCTGTAGCTACTGGTGCAGATGCGTGTATGGTTGATTCGTACTATGCTACAATCACTGAAATTATCGATGCTTCGAACTGGTATGATAATCTTTTAGAACTATCTATTTCAGGTGGAGATTTCTCATTGGGTGTTGGAGAAAGTAAAACCCTAGTGGTTTATGCTATCCCTTATAGTGGTGCATCCTTTAAAGTACCTAATTCATATCTTGATTTCAGTTCTGGTAGTTGTGCAACTGCTGGAAGCCATACTGGTGTTGTCACGGGAGCATCGGCTGGAATAGCCATTGTCTCAGCATCGGCTACATCGGCTTCTTTAGTAAATGGTTCTGTTACTGTCACTGTTACCGCATAAAAAGCAGAATAAAATTTGCTTTTCTATATTAAGGAAAACAAAATGCCTAAAAAGAGTATTGAAGAAAACACAAACAATGAATACGAAGAAAATATGGATAACAAGATAGAAGAACCTGTTTTTGAAAACAAAGTAGAAGAACCTGTTTTTGAAAACAAAGTAGAAGAACCTATCAAAGAACCAACAAAAAATAAACTCGCTTTGGATAGTGTACAATTCACAATTCGTAGAGTCGATTGGGCAGGATTGTATGTGGTCGATAGCAAAGGAAACGGAAGTGACATTCCTATTCCTAGAGAATATAAAAATAAAGTTTTAAAAGCTGGCGATATTATTTTAGTATCAAAAAGCGAATTATAAAGGAGGATTAGAATATGGCTTTAACTACAAAAGAAATTTATGACCTTAATAACTCAATGGTCGCAGCACAAAATGTAGAACTAGGAACCGTGTTAGATGCTTTAATCACAAGTTCTGGAAGTAGCGGAGCAAAGGTCGTTAGCGGCTCTTTTGTTCCAGCAACCGCCACTACACCAGTGGTTACAGGATTAACCAGTATGACAGGATTCGTGGTCTCTATGGCAGGTACACCTACAACAAGACACGTATGGACTACTGGCGCTAGTGGAAGTGTTGCCGGAGTTATTTGGGTTAGCTGTTGGGAAGGTGGTGCTAGTGCAAGCGTTGTAACTGTAATTGCTTCTACAGGAAGCGCAACGGCTCATTTCGCCCAAGTTAATTGGATGGCTCAAGGAGCATAACAACATATAATACACCGTCATTGAAAAATGGCGGTGTATTTTTTAACTAAAACTAAATGGAGAAATAATGGATAACAAAGTAAAAGTGGAGATAAAAACTCCGGGGAATAAAACGTTTGAATATAATGGGGTAACTATAGAAATAAGCCCATTTATTGATTTTTCAGAGCAAGTGCTTTTAATAAACGAATATGCTAAAGATTTTTTCGGTGATATTACTGAAATTGTAATTCCTGAAACTAAATATCATGTTTTTGAAGCAGAATGTAGATTAATGAACTATATCATCCAACTCAAAACCAATATTGATATGAGTGAAATAGATAATAATATATATGTTACCGATAAGCTTTGGGATGTTATAACTGGAACAATAAGTAATTATCATGAGTTCAGGAAAAGATTAGATAATGTTGTTTATGAAATTAAAGAACAAGAAAAATTAGATAATTCTCTCGGAAAAGTTTTAAATGATTTGAAAGAAAAAGCAGAAGGATTCTTAGACCAAATGAATAAAATTTCTCCGGATGATTTAAAAGATATACAGGAAAAAGGATTTGAACTTATCGATGAATTAGAAAAATCTAATGTCATGAGAAATCCCGCTGATTTAGCTACAATAGAAGCTCCTTTAATCGAGGAATTGAAAAAGGAGTAAAATGATAGGTAGATTAAAACGTTCCCTCAACAAGCGTTGTCCGGAATGTAAAAGTATACTTCAAATCAGAGTAAGAGATATAAGTGAAATAAGAAATGGTGTCCCCGTTATTGTTTCAGAAGAATATATTGCTTGTTCTAATAAAAATTGTGACTATGAAAGAGAAATAGAACAGAAAAGGATACGCAGACAAGAAGATGATTTAGCCTTTTAAAAGGATAATTTTAAGACCTTCTTGTAAAATATAGTTATAGGGAGATTATAATATGCAAATAGGATTTGGAAAACCATTTATAACTACAGAAGAGTTTGGAAGTTACTCATCAGGAAAAGATTTACAATATCTTATAGAAAATATAGTAGAAAGACAAGAAAAATACATTGAAAATATAATGAATACAGAAGGAATAAAAGCTTTACCTACAACAAATAGAGATTTTCCTAAAACTATAAATAAAATAGTAGATAACAAAATTGCTTACATAGAAGGTCTCATGGGTGCTTCTGCTAGAGCTATTCAACAAACAAATATTTATAAGGATATTGCTTATCAAGTCAGTGCAAGAGGAACAATTACTTTTGGAGAAGCATGGATGAATGCTGGTACAATTGGTGATTTTGTACAAGACATATCCGTATTTGGAGGTATTACAGGAATGGTCCCCGTTGGAAATCTTCCTTTACCAGATATACTAGGTATAGAAACAGAATTAAAAGAAAGTTTTGCTCCTAAAACAATTCACACCGGACAGGTAACACTAGGAATAGAATTTCAAGGAGCGGGAACTACAGAACAAGAAAAATATGCAGAAGGCATATTAAGAAATGTTTCTGTCAAAAAATATACAGCCATGTTAGAATTATACATGAAAATGAAAAATCTTCTACTTGTCATAAGCGATATTCCAGCCCATCCGACTCTTGGGGGCGCTCAAAGAACCAGAGTCCACTTTTTAGCAATTACTTTATTTGTAGAATTAATCCTAAAAGAAGTAGAAAAATGGGTTGATGAGGGATTAAAAAAATATTTAACAAGCACGGGATATAGGGGGTCTTTATCAGGGCAAAGGGGAATAACATATACTGGTCCTTATGTTAAAATTTCACAGTCTGCCTTAAAAAAGAATAAGACAAAAACATCAATAAACTATACTCAAACTTATGAAATGAGTTTCGAAAGTCTGTTTTCTGGAGAAAATACAAAAAAGGGTATAAATGATTTACTAAAAAATTTAGAAAGAATATATTTGATGAGAAGAGACTTGTTAAAATTTATGAGCGGGATTGGACAAGGAAAAGAGGCTAGAAATTTTTTTGGAAGAATTAAAAATTTGGAAATGCCAGCATTTAACTTTTCAAATATAAATATTAGTTATTAAAATACTTATTTTAAGAAAGGGGTATAATTGATTTATTATACCCCTTTCTTTTTTGGGAGGTATAATGGAAAAAACATGTATAAAATGTAATTTTAAAGGAAACAAAAATTTATTTAAAGGGAATATATGCAAAGAATGCCTAAAAAAATATAGAAAAAAATGGAACGAATTGAATAGAGATAAAAGAAGAATCTATCGAGAACAAAATAGAGAAAAAGCAAAAAAATATGCCAAAGACTACAGAGAGAAAAACAAAGAAATTATTCGTATAGATAAAAAGAAATATAGAGAAAAAAACAAAGAAAAAATAACAAAACACAAAAAAGAATATTGGGAAAATAATAAAAACAGATTTCAAGAAAAAAGAAAAAAATATTATCAAAATAATAAAGAAATTATTAATAAATCAAAATTGATAAAACTTTTCGGAATAACAATAGACGAATATTATCATATGTTTGATTCCCAAAACGGAAGATGCGCTGTTTGTGGAAGACCACAAAGCGAATGTTCTAGAGCTTTTGCTGTAGACCATATTCATATAGACGGATACGAAAAATTTTCGATACAGGAAAAAAGAAAATATGTAAGAGGATTGCTTTGCGTCTCTTGTAATACCGCACTAGGAAAGTTGCAAGACGACCCGGAGATATTACAAAACGCAATAGATTATTTGTTATCTTATCAATGAGGAGATGATACATGAAAGATAAATATTTTTTTGGATTGGACCTTAGTCTTAACTCAACTGGTATTGCTGTATTTACAACCGATGATATGCAATTTGTAGAAACGTCTACAATAGCTATTGATAAGTCTTCTCAGAATATGAAGGAGACTAAAAACAAACTGAAATATATCGGAGAAGAATTATTAAAATATAAAAAAGAATACAAACCGGAATTTATAATAATGGAGCAGGGATTTATGCGTTATGTTAATTCAACAGCGCAACTTATGAGGGTTGCGGGAGTTACAGAATATATATTTGCTGATATTCCTCAATATTCTATTCCTTCTTCTACAATTAAGAAAAAACTAACTGGTTTTGGAAATTCGGAAAAAGAAAAAGTAGCAGATGCAATATTAAAAATTTATCCAAAAATAAGATTTACTACAACAGATGAAAGTGACGCTTGTGGTCTTTGTATTTATTGGGGTATTCAAGAAGGATGGATGAAAAACAATGCCACGCTCAACATTTCGTGATAAAATAACAAGTCCCGAACTTACTAAACAAATAAATCCAGAAAATATCAAATTGATGGAAAAATTTCTGAAAGATAAATCAATAAGGACAAGTCAAAAAACAATTATTGTATACGAGTCAAATCTTACTATGTTTTTCACTTGGAATTTATTATATAATGATAATAAGTTTTTTGTAGATATAAAAAAATTAGAATTTTCTGATTTCTTTTCATTTGCATCAACTGAACTCAAATTAGGGTCAGCCAGATTGAATAATCTTAGGAGTACATTATCTTCTCTATCTAATTTTATTGAACGATTTTTTGATGAAGATTATCCTAATTTTAGAAATGTAATTTTAAAAGTTATCGACTCTTCTCCTAAAGAAATACGTAGAGAAAAAACAATTCTTACAGATGAACAAGTAGAGAGTCTATTAGAATATTTAAAAAAGAGTGATAAGCAGCAAGCATGTTGGCTTGCCCTTGCGGTAACAAGCGGAGCTAGATTTTCCGAACTCTTGTGTTTTGAAACCGATTTGATTGATGAAAATAGAACCGCCTTTGGTGATTTATTTCTGGAAACAACAAAACAAATTAAGACTAAAGGCAGAGGGAAATCTGGAAAATTGCTTTATAAATATATTCTAAAAGAAAAGTTTTTACTCTATTATAAAGAGTGGCTTAAAGAAAGAGACGAGATTTTAAAAGAAAAGAAATTAAATCATAATTTCTTATTTGTTAAACAAGATGGAACTCCCGCTACAGGTGCTACTGTGCGAGGTTGGATTGAGGGATTCGAAAAGTATTTAGGTGTACCCTTTTATGCTCATGCACTAAGGCACTTTTTAGTAACCTTATTGAGTAAGAAAAACATACCCCAACCATTAATTCAAGAATTAATGGGGTGGTCATCGAGCGAAATGGTCCAAATTTATGACGATACATCTGCCCGCGATAGGATATATGAGGGTTTAGAGAACTTAAAATTATAGTTTTATTTACAAAGCGGTTTTAGCATTATTGAGGAGGCTTATATGGCAATAACTTCTGGAAGCGGAATAAAAATAGTCTTTCCCATCATCACTGTTTTTGATATAAAAAGTATTAAAAAAGTGTTAATGGAGATGGCGAAGGAGGTTTATTATGGCAACAGGTAATAGCGGAATGGAAATTGTTTTTCCTGTCACCACCATTTTTGATGTTGAACGAAATAATCAAACAATGAAACAAATGCAGGATGCTTTTTCAAAAAATGCAGTTAGTATAAAATTAGATTTAAAAGCACAAACAGGAAAAAGTCTTACCGAACAATTGGGCGGGGCTGAATCGTTTTTCAACGTTGTCCAACAAGCAGCTACTCAAGCTGGTAAATTAAGTACCGCATATACATTATTTGCAGATTCTGCGGGAAATGCAATAAAAATAGCAACCCAAGAAACACAGACGTTTTTGGGTCCCACAGGGGAAGCAATAACTCAAGTAATACAACTTAAAACCCAAGAACAAGCGCTAGCGGAAGCAATGAAACAAGCATCAACTGCAACCGGGGAAAACACTGTCACAATGACAGGCAATGCCACTGCTACCGTTAATTTTAGAACTGCTGAAAAATTAGCCGAACAAGCCATCAAAGAATCTGTAACTGCGATGAACAGTGGTACAAATGCCGCCGATAAATTCTTAGCAAAATCCAAGAATATGAGTGGGCAACAAGTAAAAGGCGCTCAAGAAGCAGCAAGAGCCGTATTAAAACACGCAGAAGTATTAAAAGGCTTAGATAAAACAACTAAGGAATATGCGGGCGAATATGAACACTATACCCAACTTGTAAAAAATATGAATACCGCTATTGAGCAAACAAAAGCCGGAGCTAATGTATTCCAGAGTTTCACTACAAGAATCGCCAATGCTGTTCAACAAACCATTGCATATTCCCTCTCAATCGGTTTGGTATACAAAGCACAACAACTCCTCAACGATGCTGTAAAATATGCAATTGATTTGAATACCGAAATGGTAAAGATTCAGGTGCTTCAAGCNGAAGGTGCAAGAACACCCGAAGAAATAAATGCCTTGGCTGTATCTTTTAACAAGTTAGGTCAGGAAATGGGNGCTTCAACCCTAGAAATCGCTAAAGGTAGTGTTGAATGGTTCAGACAGGGTAGAACAGTTGAAGAAACCCAAAAGTTAATGAGGGCATCCTTGATGCTTTCTAAATTAGGTGCAATGGAATCCGCCGATGCTACCAACTATTTGACTTCTATTACTAATGCTTTCAAAATAAGTGTAGATGATACCACCAATGTTGTTGATAAATTGATTGCGGTAGATAATATTGCAGCAACCAGCGCGGGTGAACTTGCAACTGCTTTAAGATATACTTCTGAATCAGCGGCTTTAGCTGGTGTTTCTCTAGAGCAATTGATTTCATATATTGGTACTGTTTCTACTGTTACCAGACAGAACGCAGAAATGATTGGTCAAGCATTCAAGACCATGTTTGCCAGAATGACCCTTATTCAAGGCGGGGGCACTGATGAAGAAGGTTGGACAATCAGTAAAGTACAAAAGGCTTTAAAAGCAATAAATATAGAAATGGTAAATGCCGATGATACTTGGAGAAACATGGGCGATGTTCTAGAAGAGATTTCTGGAAAATGGGATACTCTTACTAGAAGAGAACAAACCGAAATCGCCGTTGCTATCGGTGGTGTACGTCAAAAAGAACCCTTCCTTGTTTTAATGAATAATATGAATAAGGCACTAACTTATCAAGCGGCACAAACTGATGCTACTGGTTTGGCAATGGACAGATATGGTATTTATTTAGAAAGTGTTGAGGCTAAACAGGGTAAGCTTACGGCTGCAATGCAAGCTCTTATGGCTCAAACAATTAATTCCAATATGGTAAAGTGGTTCTTAGATGCAGGTATTGCCGTAGTACAATTTGTAAGTGATGCAGGAGGAATACCTCCTATCCTTATAGAAATAATTGCTTTAATGGCAATTTTTAATAGACAATCAATTTATACAGCTATAATAAAGATAATAGATGGTATACAAGGCTTTATTCTATCTTTAAGAACTCTAACTACAAGTGTTAAAGTATTATCAGAAGCAGAACAAATTCAAATAATATTAAATCAACAGGGTGCTGTTGTTATGGGAGAAGAAAAATTTGCGGCATTAGCTCTTTCGGATGCCGAAAAAGAACTTGCAATATCAACAGCAGCAGCTAATGCGGCGCTTTTGCTAATAGCCGCAGGAATAACGTTGGTTGTTGCTGCTGTAATGCTCTATAAAAAACAGCAAGCAGATGCAAAGAAAGCCACCGAAGATGCAACTAAAGCAGTAGATGATTATTTGAAAAAAATACAAGAGATGCCGAGACAAATACAAAGGGCAAAAGATGTACAGCATGAACTATTAGATATATTTGATAAAATACCAAAAGGTCAAAAGGCAACAGAAGATGAACAAATAAAAATAAATGATTTATTCAGAGAATTATATACATTATTGCCCAATCTTCCTTGGAAATTTGCCGATGGTTCTCCTTTTTTGGATAAAAGTACTTTAGCAGCAACTAATCTAAAAGATGCTATTATACAATTATATAAAATACAGGCTCCCGGAATACAAGCATTTATAACAGATATGAATGGACAAATATATGCATATGACCAAGCTGCTGCTGCTATAGATAGAAATACAAAAAAAGAAGAACTCTTACAACTTCTTCAAACTAAAGGAATAAAAACACGTACTGAGGGACTGGAATATCTGGATAAATTAGAGTCTAGTGGTCATTATACTGCTGCACAAAAACAGGCTTTTGAAGAAGTAGAAGATTTTATAACAAGTAATACTGATTCTCTAACATATAAAATAAAAGACAGCTTTTCAAATAGTTTATCTACTGCTATAATTCAAGCGGGTAATGATTTAATGAGTAATCAGGCAGCAAAAAAAGGCATACAAGATAGTCTTACAGAACTAATAAGTATGTCTATAGGCAAACAAGATGAAGCATCTATAGGATTCATGAAACAAATAGAGAGCATGGCTGCTGGAGGTGTTAAGGTTGTATCAGATGCATTAGCCGAAGCAAAAAGTGTTTATGATAGTGCCCAAAGAACAATAGCTCAACATGAAAAAGCTTTATTAGAAGCCCGTAAAGCGGTAAATCATATTACCGAAGACAACGAAGAATTAAAACAAAGTTATTTAGACCAAATCGACGCATTATCTCAAGTTACTACCGCAGAAGATACATATGCTACAACAATGGCAGATAAAAATGCGACATTTGAAGATAAGAAAAAAGCAATGGAAGGTGTCCTTGTAGTAGTCAATAAATTAGCCGAGACCATACCAAATTTACCCAATAAATCTATAACAGATTTTATAAATATTAAAACTGGAGAATTAGATACAGATGCATGGGATAAATATACAGCTTCTGTATATGAATCATTTTTAAAGAGTAAAGCATTTGCAGAATTAACTCCTGTGTTAAAAGCTGCATTTATTACTCTTCTTAATGATTTAACAACTAAATCACAAGAAACAACAGACCGTATGATAAACATTAACGGTAATATGGTTAGTGTAACCGAAGAACAATATGCTCAAATGACACAATCGTTAGCAAGTTATCTATGGGCAATGGCACAAGACCAGAAATTTACTTTCTATGATATTAATGGTACTGCTTTACAGTCCGAGCAAATGATATATGCAGCTTTATATAACAGTTTATTGGCTTATGGAGATGCAGCCGTACAAGCTGGTAATAAAACTCTAGAAAATATGGCAAAAATCCAACAACAGGTGGCGGCTCTTTTCAATTTTGTTACAAAAGCAACCCCCTATGAACCTTTACCTTATAAACCTGTTGGTGGCGGTGGTGGTGGTGGTGGCGGTGGTGGTAAACAAGAAGACCCTCGCATAAAGGAACTTGACAGATTAATAGAACTTGAAGAAGATAAAATAGAAAAATTAGAAGACCAAATAGAACTATATAATCGTCAAAAAGAAGCCATCGACAGACTGATAGCCAAAGAAGAATGGAAAAAAGAATTAATCGATAGGCAAATTGCCATTTATCAAGAGCAAATAGATGACCTTGACCGTCAAGTAGAATTATATGAAAGACAAAAAGACGCTATTGACGAACTAATAGATGCACAAGAAAAATTAAAAGAACCTCTCGAAGAACAAAAAGACTTATTGGACGAACGTCTTGACAAATTTAGCGAATATATTGATTTGCAAAAAGAGTCTTTAGAAAGAATGAAAGACGAGGCAGACTATGTAGAGGAACTTGAAAAGAAACATAAAAAATTAGCAGCCACTAAAGCAGAACTTGCTCTAGCAATGTTGGATGACAGCGAAGAAGGTCAAAAGAGGCAACTCGAACTACAAGAACAACTTGGAGAAGATGAGGAAGACTTAACAAAGTTCACCGAAGATAGAAAATATGACCTTCAAATACGTGCGTTAGAGGATGCACAAAAAGCATTTGAAGATTTTATTAACACCCAAAAAGCACTCATCGATGACCAAATAAAACTTATTAATGACCAGATAAAACAATATGAAGACGAAAAAGAAGCAATTGATGCGTTAATAAAACCCCTTGAAGCACAGAAACTAGCACTCGAAGACCTCATATACCCACTTGAAGAACAAAAAGAAGCTATTGATTTAATAATACAGGGTTATAACGACGAGAAAATGGCAATCGACGCATTAATCCAACCAATTCAAGATACAATACAGGCAATGCGAGATAGAATAGAAGTATGGCAAGAAGAAAAAGAAGCCATACAAGAAGTTATTGACAAACTTGATGGAGGTGGTGGTGGCGGTGGACTTGGAAGTGGATATGATGATTTTCAGACAAAAGTCGATACTGTAACAGCTTTTATATTAGAACGATATGGTAAAATGCTGGAAAAAATAGGTCTCACTAAAGAAGAAATTGCTAAAATGGCTGCGGATGCGGTAACAAAATATGGAACTATAGAGGCAGCAATTAAAGCCGTAATAAGACAAATCTCAATAATGCGCAGCATGGAATCACGCACCAACGAACGTATAAATAGAGCACAACAGCGTGGTGGCGGTGGCGGCGGCGAAGAAGGCGGCGAAGAAGGCGGCGAAGAAGGCGGAGGCGGCGGAGG